AATCTGACGAATGTCTGCAAAGTTGGGGAAGAAGTCATCCACCACGATGATGCGCTTATCAAAGTTCACCACTCACCTGTCCAGTGACGCAAACCGTTTTGAGCGTAAAAGTCTCGCTTCATTTGCTCCCAGTTGCCTGCAAAGCCCTCGTGAATGACGGTCCGATGTGGTGGCACTTCCATGATGCATTTCAGACCTTGCACTTGGTTCACAGCACCGCGCATTTGCTGCATCACTTCTTCGCCTGGATTGGTATCGATGATGCCGCCAAAAAGCGTCTCTGTGATGGCGTGCATGTAAGTCTGCGCGCCCAGGAAGTAAATGCTGTCAGCGCCAAGCTTGCGACGGCCAAGCCAGTGCCTGATAGCAGATCGGTAGATCGGATTATGCGGCGCACTCAACATGAAGTCATGCGAGAAGTCATGGTTGCGGCAAGTCGGCAAAACTTGCCGAGTGTCATCGTCAATTAGTTTTGACAGGGGCATGTTGCAAAGCCTGTCAATATCAATGTAAAGGCCACCCTCTAAGAACATTTTGTAAAGACGCCAGATATCGGTCTTGGCCACAATGTGCAAGGGCTGAGCAAGCTCATAGTCCTCAGCCATTTTCTCTTGCAGGTAGGCCTCGATGTCAGCATCGTCAGAGATCTGCAAGTCCCAATCAGGGTTGAGTTCAACAAGCTTTTTAAGGCCATGCTTGATGAGAGGCGCGTCACTCTTGAGCACCTCCTTGTCATTCCAGGCTATGTGAATGATTTTAGGGATCATTTGAGACCCATTTTCTCGCGGATCTTGGTGGCTGAGATGGAGTGCGTCGCATCGTCAAACACTTCCTGCTCAATCTTGTAGCCCACATCACGGCCATAGGTGATGTTTACAACATTGGGCACTAGCTGAATCTCATATTGGCCCTGATACAGAGGATCAAGATCGCGCCTAATGAAGTCCTTGACCTGCTCGGCAGCAAAGGGATTGGACCCGTTCCAGCCCTGGCAATCGCGGATTTGAATGACTACCTGACCTGTCTTGGCAATCGCACGCTCAAAGAGTTTGCGATGGCCAGGATGCCAAGGTTGCCAGCGTCCAAGCATTTGAACGGTCTCTTTCTTCCAGTCAAAGCGTGGTCTGCGACGGTCATTTAAGATGTGGTCAGCGATGAAGTCAGACCACTTATCAGCGTCTTTCTCGGTAATACGAAAGTCATAGAGATCAGGTGATACGAAAGCTTTGTTTGTATCTTCATAGCGGCCCTGATCGATGGTGTCCATCCAGATCACCCAGTCAGCCTTGAAGTTGTGACGCATCTCAGGCAGCGGTGCCACAAAGTCACAGATCACATAGTCAGCATTGGCAGTCATGGCAAACTCAGCCATGCGTAAGGACTGGCGAATGCGCCCTTCATGGCTAAAGTCCCAGTCGTTATACTTCTTGCGGACCTCATCAGCATTGAACCATTTCACGCTGGGTCGATAAAAGGTGGGCACCACCTCACACTGCGCCAATGTTTCGACGGGGATCTCAGTGCTGGCCTCCAGACGCTTCTTCAAAGCCTCAGCCATAAAGGTCTTGCCTGCTCCTGGCAGGCCCATGATCAAGATTTTTTTCATGCGGCTAACTTATCGTTGCGGTCAGTTGTTCGGCCATGCTTGGGGCGTCCAAGGATGGTTGTCTCAGTCTTATCAGGTGCGTCTGTAGCGTACACGCCCATTTGATGAATCGGGAAAATATCAGCACGAATCAGAATATCTAAAGGCACAGCAATACCGTACTTAATCACATGCGAGAGCAGGTTTTTAGCGACGGCTGGATCAATGGCATAAGCATGAGCACGGCAAATGAAATGATAATTTGGGCCTTCAGAGGCGTGTGGTGGCGTTGGCATTACAGCCCAGCCCTTTTGCGTTTGCTCGTGGCAACCAAGATAGCAAATCGAGTTGTAAACCGCGTGCTGGCGATAAGGCTGGACCATTACCGCATCATGCTCAAGAATGACAAGGGGTTTGTCATCTTCAATGCATTTGGCCCACAGGCTTATATGTGAGAGCGCACAGGCCACTTCACCGCGTGTGAGGTAGTGGTCAGTCACCTTGATCAAGTTCATCACCTGACTGTGGTGAGCAGGTGGCTGGATGGGGTCTTCTAAGCCGTTATAGGCATCCCAAAACTGATAGGGCATACCAATCGAGGCGCAGGACTTAGCAGCTTCGTTAGCCTTGCGCTCAGATACCTCATGCCCTGGGATGCGGATAATGTAAGCCCGCTCCACAGCCATGTCATAGCTGTAGAAGAGCGACTTCATGTGGGCTTAACAGGCCAATCTAAACCGTTGAAATCAACGATGGTAGGCAAATCACGCAAGGCTTGACGGTAGGTTGCCCATGCCTCGGGAATAGCCTGACCTGCTTCCAGGTACTTGATAATGACCCAATCAGTTTCGGCAAGCCTGAAGTTGCGCTCAATGCGCCACAAGCGCCAACGCTCTGCTGCCTCGGCATCAAGCTCTTCTTGCGTCTTGGATCGCTTAACGAGCGTCCAGACTACATGATCGTCCTTGATCTCGTAGCTTTCAGAATCCCACACCTCAGTGCGCGTATCCATCGAATCAGGCTTCACTGAAACAACGGGATACCAACCCGAGCGAATCAGCGCATCTTTATCAGCACCCCAGGCTGAGACATCAGGTGGCAGTAAATTAGCACCACGCACTACCTTCCCGTCTTCAACCTTAACCCATAGATCTAATCCTGCCATGATGTACCCCATTCAAGTAATCGCTAAGTTCACTGCGAATCATTTCAAAAACATCATCCCAAGTATCGTATTTGCTCTGCCTGAACAATCGAACAGCATCGTACCAAGGAACGCTACTTCCAGGTAAGGCCCACAAGTAATAAGGCAGGATTGGGATAGCAACCCAAGTCGGTATGCCCATCGCAGCCGATAGGTGAGCCACTGAGGTACATGATGAGATGACTAAGTCACAGCCTGCCACCGCAAGTTGCGTATCTTGCCATGAGTCAAGCTTGGACTCAGCAATCCATTCAGGTCGATGCTGTGCGCCTTCATCACGCTGCAAGGACACAAACTCAACATCAAAGCCTTTAACAGCGTTAAAGAGCAACTCAGGTGGGAAATACTTGCGATGATCGTGCTCGAAGTTGGGATTACCCTGCCAACGCAAACCGATACGGAATTTGTCCTTTGTGACTTGTGGGCAGGGGATATAAGCGCGACCCCACACATCCTTGTACTCAATACCTAAAGGTATTGGCGCTGACATTCCAGGCACCCAAGCATGGTGATAAACGCCTGGGGCCGCTTCGTGAACGGCTACCGCACGCACATTGGGAACCGTTGCAAAGAGCGTTACAAGCTCGGGCGAGCAAGCCACAATCACTTGGCAGTTGCGAGCCGTAATGTCTTGCACAAAGCGCATCTGGTGAATTTGATCGCCTAAGCCACCTTCTAAGTAAAGCAAGACGGTTTGATGAGGTTGACCCTGCCAAAGCTCTGTGGGCACTTGAGGCTTGCGATTGCCGAAGACCTGCTCAATCCTACCCCTGGCAAGTAACTGCATACCTTCTTGCAGCTTGCCTTGCATCAGCACATACAAGCCTCGGTTATAGGCTGCACGGTGGTTTTCAGGCTCAACGCGCTCAAGGTGCTGGGCAATCTCCCAAGCTTTTTGGAAGTCACCGCGACGGCCTGCTTCCAATTGCAAATCGAGGGGCTGTTTGGGTCTTGACTCTTCCGTTTCACCAAGCCAAAAGCGTGGTTGGTTAAACTCGTGATAACGGTGCCCCAAGACCTCTTGGGCTGTTTGCTTGTGCTGACGCTCAAGCTTAGGCTTGATGTCGTGCAAACCAGGGATGCCCCAAACCTCATCATCTTTCTCAGCTACTACTGAACCTTCAATGCGCTCAAAGTCATAGGTAAAAGGCTCAAGCTCCAAGAACTGATGAATGCGATCAAGCTGTGTTTTGGGGTCAGCAAGCAGGTCTTCGTACTCAATCAAGCAAAAGGACAGGGGATCTTCCAACATGCCTGCGTGCAGCGTCACATAGCCTGTTTTGACCACATCAATGAGGTGTGTCTCGGCCAAAAACTTTTGCACATTGTCTGGTTTAACAACACGCACAAAGGATGCAATGCAGTCAGGCACGCTGCGAACCGTTGCAATGATCTTGGGCTTTTGACCTAAGACTTTCGTCATGGTCTTCATGATCGGTGGCGCAGGCCAGCCACGGTTTTTGTCGATGATGACAGGCTTGGTAATGGTCTCGTTTTTGGCTTGCATCAACCCGCGCAACATGCGAATCATGTCATCGTCATTGCGACCTTGGACATGAATGGACTCATCACGCTCCCACTTCTCAGCCACAGCGCCCATGATGCTAATTAGCCCTGATGTTGGTGTGACATGCACCAGGGGGTTTTGATTCAGGATCGCGGCAAGAACCGTGGATCCAGAGCGTGGTAAGCCAGATAAGAAGTGCATCATGCAGGACTGATTGATGTTTGAGTAATACCAAATGTAGCATTACCGGAACCGGCTGATATAAACCCCCAATTTGTTAATGCCCCAACCTGAACTGGCGATGATCTAGGTGTTGTGTTGCCTTGCCCAAGTTGACCATCGCTATTTCTACCCCATGACCATAGCGTGCCGTCCGTCTTTATTACAGAAGAAGTTCCGAATCCTGCCGACGCTTTATCCCAGGTTGTTAATGCACCAACTTGTACAGGAGAGGATCTTGGATATGTGTGGTTAAGCCCTAAATTTCCATATTGGTTACGACCCCAGGCATACAATTCTCCGGTTGTAAGAATTCCGAGCATGTGACAGTTAGAATAATTACCGGAAGCAACATTTATGCTTTTCCAAGTCGTTAATGCACCAAGCTGTACAGGTGAAGACATGCTAGTTGTAGAATTAATACCCAATTCCCCCCAAAGATTATGGCCCCAAACCCAAGCCGTGCCATCAGTTTTTATAGCTGCTGCTCGATAAACGCCCATGTTTATTTTTGACCATGTAGTTAATGCACCTATTTGAGTCGGAGATGATCTGGCAAAACTGCCAAAAGGATTATCATTTTGGCCTAAAACACCTTGGTAGTTCAGCCCCCAAGACCACATGGTCCCATTAGTTTTACGAGCCAGAAATGCTTGACCACCGCCAGAAATTTCTGCCCAATCGGTCAGTGTTCCGACTTGAACTGGCGATGATAAAGTTAATAAACTATTATGCCCCAAGGAACCATTGGTATTATTACCCCAAGTAAATAATTGTCCTGATACTGTCAGTGCTGCGCAAGAGGAATTATTTGTTGTCGCGCTAGCCCAAGTAGTAAGCGATCCAATTTGTACAGGGGAGGATCGGGAAATAATATTATTTTGACCTAGTTGACCTTGAGCATTATAACCCCAAGACCACATTGTTCCATCTGTTTTTATAGCCACAGCTTGGGCTTGGCCTGATACACTTGCCCAATTCAATAATGCCCCAACTTGTGTAGGAGAAGATATGGAGGCCGCACTATTTTGACCAAGTTTGCCAGCAACTCCATTTCCCCAAGAATAAAGTTGACCTTGCGTTCCCCCCGGAATCGTAGCTTCCACCCAGCCACGCCATTTCGTACCACCATCCGTTGTAAGCAATGCAATAACAGTAATGCCGTTTGCGCCGGTAGCTAAGGTCGGTGCCGTTTGTACGGTGCTGATCGTCGCAGCAGCATACTGCCCGCTCCAATACACTGAATTAGGCCAAACAATCGTATAGGCCGTACCGTCCGAGGCATTCTTCACTACGATCTGAATCAAAATCGGCGTGCCACTTGCAGGCACATTGGTAAACGAAAGTGTCGTGATGTTTGCTGCCATCGTTAAGTCGATGACATTGCCACTGTTTAGGTTGATCGTGGTTGTAGCTGATGATGTAACGGCTTGACGGGTATTGTTGGTCAGGGCACCTGCTGCTACCGAGCCAAAGCTTAAAACACCTGCGCCATTGGTTGTCAAAAATTGCCCACTCGTGCCATCAGCCGTAGGGTACTTAAGCTCGGCAGGATTGTTGAAAAAGCGCTTGACGACACCCGATGCATTCTCGAAATACATCGTCATGTCGGTATCAGCAATGTTCAGCGCCAATTTCCCT